GGTATATACATGGTACCATTAATTATAACGGGCCTGTCTTGCATGTAAGCATACTTAAGCCCATCAATATCAGCTTCCTGGGTGGAATCTGTCAGCACGCTCACTGGCTGACGAAAGGAGCCCTAAACTCCTAAGTAGCCCTTGCTAGAGCGGTCGAGTCCCCCTGAACGAACATCCACCCACCCCTGCTTAAGGAGTTTGTCTTGGTGGTTGAACCAGGCTACTTCACTACCGACGCCAGTGCGTGCGGGTGAACGAGCCATTCTGTAAAGGAAACTGTTCGGTGCTGGTGCAACCTCGATAACGGCTTCGATGATAAGCCTGTAACGAAGTGTGTTAGTGAGCCCCATGCCCGCAACCGCACCGATTGGAGTGGTGGGAGGCGGCAGTGTGACTGCAAGAACGATTGGGGCCCAGTAGCCATTCGCCCCGATTTGAGCGCCGCTGCCACTGGTATTCCCGTACAGGGCGTTCCAAGCGGTACTACCGGTGAGGACTGGTGTTAGCTCAATTGCTGATCTGTCCATCATACCGGTGGAGAAACACTTCCCTCCTACTAGCTTGGCCGACGAAATCTCATGGGTTTTGAGCCCGTTTCCAGTCGTGGCTTCGGCTAGTGTGGTGTAGGTGCTGTAGTAGTTTACCGCGGTTGGGCTGGCGATATGAGGTACACCCTGTTGTAACCAGCAAAGTGCTTGCATGCTGGATTGAACTGTCGATAATGGATCCAAGTCGATAACCTGCACACAAAACTTCGACCAGCGCACAGCTGGTGAATTGGTGGAGCCGAGGGTGCTAACTGGTGAAAGCAAGCTCGTGACGTATGGATCGGTGATCCCAGCCCCGACAATGGCGGTGCCTGGGTCGGGCACCCCAGTGGAATTGGACTGCGTATAGATAGCTCCCAGATAGTCGTTGTAAGGTGCAATAACGACAATAGCTGACTGAGCCAAAATGGTGGATGGAAAGGTAATGCTAGAAGTGAGAGTAAGATCTTGTCGAAACCTGATAGGGAAACGAACAACCGGCAAAGGGCTAAACACAGGCAGTGTGGGCTGCATGGGCAAAGACATCTTGACTGGCTTCTTGGGCGGCCCCCTTCGTGGCTTATGAAGCTCATGTACGGGGGGGCGGCGTAAAACAGCTCTCTTCTTCGGCGCGGGCTTTCCACCGCGCGGTCCTCGGGCTGGTTTCTTACCAGACATTTCAGGGAACTGCTTGCTTAGTAACAAGCAAAAAGGTACTAGGGGTGTATGCCACCTAGTGGATACCGACAGTAGTGCCGGATGCAGTTGGATGCCAACAAAGATGTCGGCTGACGATATGGATTGCTAAACCCGAGGTCTTCGGGTCAGCGTTACGTTTATACCTCGTAACAGGTGTTGTTGGGCAAAAGAGCCCGTGGTACTATGTACAAAACCAAAACTCGATGGAATGTTTTGGTACGCGGTTTAGTAGACTACGCCCCCCCAGAACGGTTTCTCTGGTGGCCAGGGCTTCTGCAGGGCTCAGGTATCGAGCCCATCACAGGGCGCGACCTCAACGTTGAGGTCCCACCCCATGTCGCCAGCAATAGCACGGAAGGCGGCCAGGTCGGCCTTGTTTCCTTCGTGCCTGATAGCAAACAGAACTCCTCCAAGGGCGTCCCTACTGGGGACGCCGTCAAGCGGGCAGCGTAAACGCAGGTTCGCGAGCATCTTTTCGAAATTCAAAAAGGTAGCTTGCCAAACCCCGCCGACCTTGGTGAAGCGATGGGAAGTGAAATCAATCGGCCCGCAAGGGCCGGCTTTGTTTCCAGCTTTGGAACGGACGCCAAAACTCTGCATCATTTCCTCGTCCAGGTCGCCCTCGTGAAAGAGGTCGTCGCCGTTAGACGAGGCATACTCGGACCCGGCTAAAATAGCCTGTTTGGTCCTGCCCGAAGAGTTTTGCTCCGATGTGGAGCCGACACCACTGCCGGTGATGCCGTGGCGTTGACTCTCGTAGAGATTGTCTGCGATGCACACAATGTGAGAGGTGTTAGCTGCTTGCTCACACCAGAGTATCTCTGCGAGGGGTGCCAGGTTCTCTGGCTCGCTGTCTAGGAGAAAGACTCTCTCGTCTGTAGTCATCATGAGCATATCGCGGCAGACCGTAAGGTCCCAGCCGCTTGCGTCGGCGTCGCGCAGATATGGGAAGCTGCGGCTCGCGTTGCTCCCAGAATGGAAAGCATCGTCGAGGGCTTCGCCAATGCGTTTGATGCCG